AACCTAATATACCTTTTGTACCTCGTAACGTGGCACCAAGTATTGGAGCTAAAGATGAACCAGCTAAATTAAAAAATAACGCATTACGCATAGCTTCAGCTGAGTGTACTAACACTTGTTGAGCGTAAGGAAGTTTTTTAACATCATTATCTGAAACATCACCCAAGTCATTATTAGCTGCTGTTTGAAAGTCAGTTGCTACGTTGGCCATATCATATAAAACTGAACCCGCACCTGCTCCTGCAGAGCCTGCTAGTTGTGATTTAGCTTCAGTTAATAATAGTTGTGAGGGAGCTTTTGATACTGTTCTAAAACCATCTACTACTCTTCCGAACGATCTAGCAACATTACCTAAAATTTTAAAATTTCTAATAACTGGTAATCTCCCTAACGCTTTTTCATACTTGTCAAAGTTAATTGATGCAGCCCTTAATTTGTCTGCATTATAACTAGCAGAAGGATCTCTAGCAAACGCGCTAACTATTTTAGGCATGTCTTTTATATAGACAGCTCCACTACCTGCTACATCTCCAACTAATTCTAAGTCAGATCTTTCAACACCTTCTCCTGTAAATGGGAAAATACCTTTAGTCGCTGTTTTGAAAGGATCGGCTTTTGCTTCTTTTTCTTTAGCAATGAGTTTAGCACCTATGTTTCTTTCTTTCTCTACTTCAGCTACGTTTTTATATCCTTTTAGCTGTCCTGACTCTAATGCTAAGTCAACTGCAGCTCTTTGGTTATCATCAAGCTTAGAGGGGTCAAATGTTTTTTCATCTAACCTTTTTTGTAATTCTTGTAATGTAGCCATTATTCAATTGTTCCAATTATTTGCTCTTGGTTTTGTGCTATGTTTTTTCTTAAATCATTGTTAGCTCTGTCAGCATATATTTTTCTTATATATGGCATTTGTTCAAAGCTTAATAAGAACTCTTCATTTCCACCAGCTTCAACGTAGTTTTTAGATAGTCTTAAAAACTGTGCTTCTAAGTCTTTTGCTAAGTTTCTATAAGAAGATCTAACTTCCTTTTCACCTGTAAATAGACCCATGATTTTAGTTGCTTGTTCAGCATCTTGTACGTCAGCTCTAGTTAATCTGTCTTCAGTTTTATTTGCATTAGCAAGAATGTATTTCATTCTAACTTCAATCAATCTTGCTCTAGTAATATTATCTAATTCACCGTCAGAAGTTTTAGCACCATCCATAATTGATCGTACTTCTTTTCTATATTGATTTACTACTTTTTCTGTTTCTTTTCTTTCTGCTTCTGTACTAGCTACGATATTTCCAGCATCATCAATTTTATCAGCAGTAATTAAATCTACTATTTCAGCATCTGCGTTAGAACTTGCAGACCCTACATCACCAATCCCCATTAATTCAAACGCATCTCCAATTGCGCCTGTTACTTTTTCAAAACCTAATTTACCTTTAGCAGTTAAACCAAATGCTTCTTTTGGTAATGAATCAACTACTTGTGTAAATTTATAACCTTGTTCAATACTAGATAATTGTTTACGCATTTTGTCTAGTCTAGCTGTTGAAACTTTTACTGGAGTATATTCTGTATACTTCATAGGAACGGCCATAGTTCCTGAACCATCTGGAGTTGGTACAAACATTACATCTAAACCTGTTTTTTTATCAGTTCCAACTTGAACTGTTCTAGCACCAAAAGGAAGACTTGGGTCTCTTACTACTACCGTTCTTCTCTCTTTATCTGCTTGTATGCCAGCAGGCTTTTGTTTTTCTTTTGCTTTTAAATATGCAACTGCTAAATCTTTTCTTCTATCTTGTTCCTTGCTAAACAAAGCAAGAGCTGTATCTGCAACACCAGATCCAGATTGACCTGCAACATCTAAAAATCCTCTTACACCTGATTTAGCTGTCTTACCTGACATTAAACCTGTTGCAAACTTCATTAGAAGAAGATTACTTGTTTGATCGTTACCGCCTGTTAAGTTTGTAATTCTATCGTAAAAAGCATTAAACTCATCTGCTTCTTTACTTCTTGCCATTTTCTTTTTAATTATCGCTCCTTTTTCAGCATCTTTCTCTTGTTTGTTAGCTAAAAATTGTATCTCACCTTCATTTAAATCTGTTTCTTTAGATACTTTTGGTAAAGCACCTTCGTTAGTTACATTAGCTCCACCAGTTACACTAGGATCAAAAGTAAATACTTGAGATATTTGATCTACTGTAGCTACCGGTGTAGTTCCTTGAGCTTGTTCATTTTTATAAGCTTCGTCTAGTTTTGCTTGTGCAATTTTTTTATAGTCTTGAGAACCAATGATAACTTCTTGTCCATCTATCACTGTAGGTTTACCTGCGTTTTGTTTATCTTGTTCAACACTTCTTAAAACATCTCTGACTGTAAATGAAACAGGCTCTCCTAATACTTGTTCTTCAGCAGGAGCTTTGTCTCCTAAAACAAAACCTGTACCTATACCTCCAAGACCTACAGCTGTAGTCCCTTTTGGTATTCTTTTACTAAATTCTTTACCTGTTGTTTGCATTGCTTGTGCTGTTGCAGGAAATTTCTTTTTTAAAGTTCTTTGTGCACCTGTTAATCTTAAACCTCTTGAAGCCAATGGTGTACCTAATGCTAATTGACCGATACCTGATGCTACTTGTCCAATATCTCCTTCTTTAGCTCCTGTCATTATATCTCCGACACCCTCACCACCAAGTAATAAACCTGTAGTAAGTTCAGTTGAGCCTGTAGCTCCTGGAAACTTTTTAGCTCCCCTTGCCATTAGTCCTTGTAATCCTGTACCTGAAGTTCCAGTTCCTAATCCAGCACCTTGGGAACCAATTGCTCTTTGATATCCCATAGGGATACCTTTGGCTGCTCTCGCTGCTCTAATTCCTCTAAGTGTACGATACCCTGCCATACCCGCACGACCTACGTTGCCTAACATTCCTAATAAACCTAAAGCTGGTAAAGGCATTAGTTACCTCCTATTCGCCATATTGTAAGCAGCGTATGCACCTATACCTGTTCCAGCAGCCTGTGCTAATGGATTAGTTCCTGGTGCCGTGGTCGCTGTTACGGCAGATTGTGATGTTGGCATATTAGTCATGATACCTTTTAAGAATTCTAATCTTTGATATGGTTCATACTGTCTTGCCAAAGTAGTTTGTCTTTGTGCGTCTAAAGCTTGTTGTCCAAGTTGTCTTTGTACTCCACCTGCTTGTAATAAACTTGAAATATCCGCTTGTTGCATTGCTTGTTGTTGTCCACCTAACGCACCAAGTAATTGTCCACCCGCTTGCTGTATACCTTGTTGCTGTTGTGCTGCACCTAAAGCAGTATTAAAACCTTGTGCCATTGATTGACCAATATTGGCTTGAGTTGCTCTTTGCAACTCTGCTTGTTGGACACCTTCTCTTGCTCCACCAAATGCACCTGCACCAATAGCTGAAGCTGATAATTGATTTGAAGCCATTTGTCCTTGTCTAGCTATTTCATCTGTAACATAAGATTGATAAGGATTTAAAAATTGATTTATGTTTGGTCCTTGCATTGAACCTAAAACAGATCCGATACCCATAGCAGTAGCTGGCGCACCAACACCTGTTACACCTGCTTGTGAAAATCCAGTTTGTTCTAATCCTGACGGTCCTGCAACTTGAAACGCAGGAATCCCTCCTGCTATAGGATCTTTCGCTAGCTGAGCCGCTTGATCATAGAGAGCGAGTTTTCTGCTTTCTACTTCTGGTGCCTCTCTAGCAATTGAAACTTGTGTTCCTGAAGTGGAGCCTCCGCCGCCACCTCCGCCTCCGAAGATAAAACTCATATTATGTTAGCTCCTTTGTATATAAATATCTTTTTACTTGCCATTGTTTAGTTCCTAAAAATTTTTTCCAACCAGGTCTTGCATGTACCGCTATTTTTTTGCAATCTTCCGATCTCGCAAAGTCTTCTATTGTGTCTGCAGCCTCGTCTTGCCATAGTTCTCTTTTGTCTCCTTTTAACAATATGACTTCACATTGTTTATAGTTCGGTAAAACCATTACTCTAGTAACAAATACACCGAACACTTTGTACTTCTCACCATCGTCAGAGCCAAACATCATAAACAACTGAAAGGCTCCGTCTTTAATTCCTTCTCGAAGATCATCAATACTCATGGGATCACCATCGTACTTCAAACCTTCTCTCAACATAAACTCAACAAGTGACCAATACTCGTCAAGTTGTTTTGGTTCGATGTATAATACACCGACCTCTTTTTTAATTTGCTTTCTCTTTGGCTTCATCTAATAAATCAAATATTCGTTTGAACTTAGCTTGTTGGCCATAAAAGAATGCTGCTCCTTTTTTTCTCATGTCCTTAAAACTTTTAGGATTAGCACCTTCCATGATACCTGCTCCTAAAATTGCATCCGCTCTCGATACGAATTCCCCATCTGCTAACTGAGCTAACATAGTGTCTTCATCTTTATCACCATTTCCTGAACCATCTTCTACATAGCCCATTGCTCTTACATAATTGTTAGCATCATTTTTATCATGATCTGTCATTGATGGTAAATAATTTATACCACCACTATTAAATTTTCTTACTTCTGCAATACCACCTTTACTAAACGTGTAAAGTCTTTCATTACTATAGTCATAAGGAGATGCATCATCATCCCTATAATTACTGTAATCATAACCTTCTATTATACCTTCTAATTGTTTATCAGCTCTTTCTTTTGCTTCTTTGTAATCTTCTGGTTTAGTACCTTCAGGCATCTCAGCTGGATCATCATCTCCTGCTAAAGCCGTAGTTGCCGCGGCACCTATACCTAATTGTGCTCCTGTACTTAATCCTCTAAACCCTGAACCTTTTTCTATTAAGTCACCTGCCTTATTATACTCTGCTGGAGATCCCATTAATTTTTGAATTCCTGAGCCAACAGGATTTGAAGTTAATTGTTGCGAAAAAGGCATGTTTATAAGTTGACCAGCCGATCCCGTTGTTTGACCTACAAAGTTACCTGTCATTCCAGGTATCGATGTAGAACCAAAAGCTTGTGGTGCAAAAGAACCCATACCCTTACCAATTCCAGCCATACCTGCAAACTGTCCAATACCACCTGCAATGGCGGCATCTCTTAATGATCTTTTTGTTGACTTACCTCTGAGTTTTTGAATACCAAAGGTTGCTAATGCTATTGTAAATGGATCCATAATATTTTTAACTAGTTATTATGGTATTTTAACTTATATATCGCTATTCTTCAATATCAGTCGATTTTATAGAACTCGTCCTTAACTTTACCTGTGTACTTATATTCTCCAATATGGCTTATTTCTTCGTCCGTAAGAGCATATATTTTCTCTTTGATAGATGTCCATAATTTACAGAAGTAAAAGTCCTCACCCATGTAAGTTTTGTCTTTTGGGCTCCAATAAGTGTCAAAAAAGTTATAGTAATTCGGTCTATCGACTAGCTCCCCGTTCATCATGGTTTTTTGTTTGATGACCAATTCTGAGTAATTTTTTATAAGTTTTTCAAATGCGGATCTTTTGATCATCATCATACCTGTAGGTCCTTTAACTACTTCTACAAATCCATCTACAGGTCTTATATTTTTTGTGTCTGGTAACTCAATTGGAAACAAATGTCCCATGGTATTAATATCATCGTCAGGTCTAGATTGTAGATCATTTCTAATTTTGTTATCCGTTTTTTGTTTCATAGGGTAAGGTATTAGACTAACTTCATGTTCTGATTTAAATAATCTATAAACCGACCTTGTTGTAAATTCTATATCTGAATCTATAAATAGCATTTGATCAGCATTTGAATTTAAAAAAGCAGAAGCGCAAAGATTTCTCCCCTGTGTCACAAGTGATGATTTCATTAATTGAAAAGTAATTTTTGTTTTATTTAAAATACATTCTTTTTGTAAGTCTAAACACGCTTTCATAAAATGTATTGATACTTCAGAATGTACAGGTGTACACACCATTAAATGATTCTTATCTATTTCGTTTGACATTTATTGTTCCTTTTAAAAAGTTTTCCCAATTCCTACCTGTTAATTTCCAATTATAAAACCTATTATAATATTCTTGTTGAAATTTAAGACCATTAGATAAGTCTTGGGATAACATTTTTTTTGTTTGTAAAATACATTCCGCAAGTTGAATAGCTAGTTTTGGTTTATTTTGTGTATAGGGTATGTAAATAGGAAACTCACCACAGGTTTCTGGTAAAGCTCCGAGATCCGTGGTTATTAAAATTTGACCCGCAGCTAATGATTCCATAGCTGAGATACAAAATGTTTCTTCCCAGATACTAGGAAAACAATTTACATCATAGTCTTTAAGCTTAGTCATTAAAGTTTTGTGATCACAATAACCCATGTAATTAACATTAGACATATTTTTAGCTTTTTCATATAAAGGTTTGTACTGATCATCGTTTTGTTGTTCGAATGATTTACCATAAATAATTGTGCTAGAATAAACATCTAGTGTAATGTCTGGATCTTTTATGCCATCCATAGCAGCCAAAGCTATTTCTAAACCTCTCCATGGTGTAGAGATATAACACATTTTAATTTTTTTCTTTGGTGTAAAATCTGTTTTTAGTTCAAGTTCATCGTAGTCAACTGCATTTTTAATTACTGTGCATTTGTCTTCAGGTATCTTAAAAAAATATCTGTACTTCTCGTAACTCCAATGTGAATTAAATACATACCAATCATATTTAGAATGGTTATCTTTATTTTGAAACCAAGGCGCTAAGTTTGGTTGGTCGTATGAATTTTTTAACCAAAGTATATTGGGTTTTATGGGATCTAAAGGTTCTTTCTCAGGAATTGAAGTTGTAATCTGCACTGAATCTAATACGCCTTGATCAACGTATTTTCTTAAATATCCTAGTTGTATTTCAGTACCACCTGCTGGTTGCATTATTTTTTGGTTTTACCAAAAACTGAGAGAGATGCAACTGTTATTTTTTGATTTATTTGTAAATCTTCAGCCACAGTGTCTGTATCACTATTTGCTACATCAGCATCAAATTCTTCTTTAGATGCATAGACTGTGCCTGTTCTTTTATTTTTTACTTCTTCAACTGCTTTTGCAGGTACAATTGGTACTTCTTGCCCATTTACGATTATTGTTTTTTGTTTTTCAGTCATTACCGTCCTTGTCTGTTGTATTTTTTATAACATCTTTTCTTACTTTTGTTAAGACTCTTCGTGTGACGTCTTGGACGTTTTCTAGGCTTTGGTCTAGGTTCAAAGTGTACAAATTTTTGTTTAGCCATTTTCCTCAGATCTATTAATCAATGCATAAGATAACACACCATGACATGTGCCAGCATTATCTACCTGCATAGTTAACGAATCACCTTCTTCTAAATTTAAAGGTTCTCCATTTAAAGGATACTCAGTAAGATCTGCAGAAACTGCTTTATGATAAACAATAAAACTTGTACTAGCGCTTGAATCGTTGAAGTATATATGAGCATCTACATTGTTATTATGTTCATTGGCCAAAGTGTAACCTTTAACTATCGCTCTTGAGTCCGCAGCTATAGTTAAAACTGTAGTTAAATTTGTAGTTGATAATTCGTAACCTGCGTTTTTATATTGTAATGCCATTAACTATTAAACCAAGCAAAAGCTTGATCCTCCTCTTTTGTTTCTTTTTGATAGTTAGTGTTTAACTGCTGTTGTAACGTTTCCAACGCTAAGTTAATTTGTCTAAAAGACTCAGGACTAAACTCTTGAGGTGGTTCAGGTAAAAATACTTGTACTTTAGCCATTATCTTCTACCATCAGGTTGTATGTCAAATCTAAATTGACCAAATCTCCAGCTTTCATCTGTTCCATCATTTTCTATTTTAACTGCAGCAAGTCTTGCTCTTGCTCTTGTGTCTACTTTATCTGTAGATGACGTAACTGTAAACGGCCCTAGTGGTGAGCCTACTTGTATGTTTGCAGGATAATCTCTTAACTCTAATGTTACTTTTGCATTACCATTAATGTATTTAAAATCTGGTATAAATCTCCTTACCTTTATAAAATACTCTCCATCCCCTTGGGCATCTAAATCAAAATCCCCTGATTTAATAAACGCAGGAATAGCATTAATTGTACCGTTAGCTAATACTTCATTTGTACCGATCTCATGATTAAATACTCTTGATGCTCCATTAGTCACCCCTTGAATAGTTGGTGTAGTTGGTGCAAGACTAGCAGAAAATTCAGTTGCGATTGGATCACCAAATACATGAGCATCTTCATAGGTCGTTCTAGCTAATGTACTAGTAGTCCAAGTTTGCTCTGCATAATTATAAGTAACAAGTTTATCTACATAAGGTGAATTTGCTGACGGATAGAACCAATAAATTTCAGAAAATAAACTGTTGTGAGATGCGATTGTTAGTTCAGAACCACTATCAAAATTAAATCCTGGTGTGCCGTTGTTAGTTTGAAAAACAAAATCCTCAACTAAAGAACCTAATGATTTTACAGTACCATCAAAAACAAAAAATCCTCCTGAATCCGACATCCAATAAACAGCTCCATTAGCATACACTATAGAATTTTGCCCCATACAGCCACAATTAGATCCAACTTGTCTAATACTAAAAGTAAAAGGTGGACCCACAAACTGCATTAAATAAGCTGAAGTATCAGTTAAAATTAATATATAATCTTTTGCTTTTGCTGCACCTACAATTTTGGTACCGCTATCAATTCTAAATGACCCTGCGGTATTAGTTGATGTTGCCGTATAATCAGTTAAGGATTCTTGATCCGAGAATCTTATGAACATTTTGTCTTGAGTAATAGACGATCCAATTGTTGTTTCTGTGCCTAATATGATTAAATGTCTATCCCTATCTGACACCATACTCATGACTGATCGTGTTGGAGCTCCAGACAATATTGTAGCTCTTGTTGCTACACCACTATTTGGATCCCAAGAAAAAGTTTGACCATTCTTAATAGTTGCAATTAATAGCTCACCATAATTATCTAGTGACCAAGCTCCTGGATCAAGTATTGCTTGCGAAGTTGTTCTTGGTGTACCCCAAGTAGATCCGCCCCATAGAGCCGTTCCCCAACCAAACCCAAGTGCCTGTAATAAAGGACCGACTTTATAGTAAGGTTTACTATCTAATGTACCGTCATTTGTAGCTCCCGTACCAGTTTCAGCTGTAGGCATTGTAATTTCAAATGTAGTTGTAGTCGGTGCTAGTTGAACTTCAAATAATACGTCGTCAAAATCAGTTGCTGTGTAATCTGTTTGTCCTGCAGTAAAAGATCCTGCATTTTCAAAAGTTAAAATATCACCTGGTTCTAGGTCGTGAGCCGTGGGACATGTAACTGTAACCGTGGTTGAACCATTTGTAGTAGTAATGTCACAACCAGATTCTGCAAGTGATGTATCAAAAGGTGTAATATCATAATAATCATCACCATTATAAACATATAAAAGTTTATTTGTACCGAACGCTATATATCTTCTACCATCTAAATCAGCCCAACTGTGAGAAGCTCTCGTAGCTCCTACTAATTTTTTATCCATGATTTCTGACCATCCGCCTATTTTTTCAGGCATACCATATCTAAATCTAACAAAGTCACCATCGACCCATTGGTTTTCAGCTCCTGAGTCTGATGCTTGTTTGTTAAATCCTGGTGCAAATTGTACTTTTGTTAACGGCATACGGGTATTATACACTAACCCTTATAAATACGTAATATTGATGATAATTCTTGTTTTAGTGTCTGTTTGAGAAACTGCCCTATGCTTATAATTACCATTAAAAAATAGACAAGAATTAGCCACAGAGGGAACTTTAATCTTATCTTCAATAAGGGTGTATCCATTATTCGTATTTACATAGTAGATAGCCACCATATGTTTAAAGTTCTCATCCTTATGATTGGCAGTCTGATAGTTTTTATTTTCTCTAGGTGTGAGATTACCTCTTACCCTAAATATTTCTTTTGGTTTAAATTTTTCTAATACAGGAACTATAACAGGGTTCCAAAAGTCACTATTAACTTTGTCACTTTTAAATATGTGTACAAAATAGTATCGTTCTTTATCTTTTTGGTTGCCTCCTGAATCACAATAATACCATTGAAAATTACCTGCTGTCATTGTTTGTAGAATTTTTTTATGAATTTTCTTGGGTAAGAAATTATTGATTACCTTATAATTAAGCATATAAAAAATTAGTATTGAAGGATATAATTGTTTTTCTTTTTCCTTTAGTCTTAGGTGCTGCATGTAATACATGTCCAGGGAAAGTTATTATTTGTCCTTCTTCTACTTCATAGTCTATTAATTTACCATCAACTTTAATCTGTGTTTTATCTTCTTTGTTTGGTAATTCTAAAAAATATACGTTTGTATAATTAGTGTTGGGATGGTTATGAAATTTGTGAAAATCATTAACTATATATTGTTGAAACCATATTCTTTCAATTGTAAAGTTATCAGCCTTAAAGTGTTCTACTTGTTCAAACATCATTGGGTTAAGTATTTGTCGCCTCAACATCATGTGGTAATCCTTAGTTATATCTTCTGGTATCGTCCAATCTGTTTTAGTAATATTGTTGAATGTAATATCAGGACTTTCATCTATTAAATTTAGTAACTTATCTTTGTATTTTTTATGTTTAGGAGATGTGTAGATTAAAAATTGTGATCGAATATCTATTGATTTCATACATATACCTTTTTAGCTAATTTCTCTCCAAAAAAAAGAGAGGTTACCGATGTTTTCTTATCATATCTTTGACCTACAAAATCTAAACAATAATAATTACTTTTAAGTAAACTATACGCTTCAAGATTTTTTTCTCCGTTATCTAAAATAATCATAGACCCATAATCTTTATTTAAATGAACAAACTCAGCTAAATCTAGTCTTGAAATATTAGTAGGATCATTGTCAATTAAAATATAATGAGGTCTTCTGTTTAAACAATCGTTTAAAGTAGGGTAGATATTTTTTTGGTCAAACATTATTAAGTCTGCTTTCTTACATTTTTTAAAAACCTTGTCATACCATATCTGGTTGTCTTCTAAGCTAATAACCTTTCTAAATATATTTTCAAAAAATACCGTAGAATTACCCGAACCTATTTCAAGTAACGTTTTATTATTTGTTTTTACTTTTGTTAAGTAATCTAAAAAAGGTTTTGTAAGTAAAGGTTTCATCTAAATTTAGGTCCTGTTAAAAATATAGCCAATGATTTTCTTGTCCCTTTTGTTACAGGCTCTACCATATGGTGTAAATGCGGTTTAAATAAAAGCACGTCACCGGGTTTACTAAACCTGTCTATAGTTTCTACATTATTGTTTAATATTTTAAATGTGCCTCCTTTATACGGGGCAGGTGAAATATCAATTAACAAAGTCGCTTTAATATCAAATGTAATATCGTTAGCCATATCATTATGCCAGTCGTATTTAGCTTTTCGTTTTGATGAATAAGTATTGTACAATACATATTCCATATCTCCATAGTCAAAAGTTACATAGCCAAATTTGTGATTAATTGTCCAAAGAACTTGTTTAATAAAATCATTTAAAAAAGGTCTTAGTGTTTTATACAGAACCCAATAAACATCACTAGTCTTTTTACTTTTTCCTTTTAAATCATGCGCGGAAAACTTTTCGTCTTGTCTACCTACAAGGTTCTCGTCACACAACTTTGTTAAAGCAGATATCTCATCTTTGGTGAAATGGTTTTGCCAAAACCAGTAATCATATTTAGAAAATTCAGTATCTTTTTGCATTAAAACTCCACAATATCAAAATCAAACGACACTACTATTCTATCTTTATCGCTTTGATTGGGGTTAGTATAGTGAAGAAGATAACCTGGAAAAAAACAAAGCGTACCTTCTTTTACCTCAGGCATAGCTAGTTGTGTATTTGCAGTAACAGGGTTTGGTACAGGTGAAACAAAATAAGTACCGTCCATTTTACCTTGAATGTCATAGTACAACACACCTGTGTACATTGCTTTACCGTGATGATGAATTGTTTGATAGTCACCTTTTTTGTAAGCCACTGTCCAAATATCTTTAATATTAATTTTTTTTATATTAGTTTCTTTTAATAAAAGTTCCATATCTTTTTTAAAAACTGTGTTGAAAGTATTTTTAAATTCTTCTATGTCGTTACAAAAACGAGATGTTTCATAGTTTGTTAAGTTTCTTCTTAAAAAAGATAGATTTGACATAACCTTACCTAATTTCCTTTTTTTGTTTTTCCAATCTTTAACTTGTGTTGAGGCAATGTCTACAGAAAACAAAGTATTTATCATTTTATCCTTTCAAATGTATAGATGCAAATCATTCTTACTTCATCAGGTTTACCCACAAACCCTGCAGCATGAAAGTTCTCACCTGGGTAAATAGCATATTTACCTTTTTTTGCAGTAATTTCTTTATCAATTCTTTTTGCTTTTTTATCTTTGTAGGTTTCTTTAAAAACAAACGTAGAACCTTTTGTAAAGGAGTTTATATAATAAATAAATACATCATGGGGAAACTCATGATCCCAATGTGGATCGGAATATACACCACTATTATACCAAGTAAAGTTTAGTTGACCTCTAAGTATTCTTTTAATTTGAATCTTATTTTTTCTTAAAGCTTTTTCCATTATCGGATAAATTAAATCATGTAAGTTCGAATTGACTTTAAAACCCTCATCATTAGTATAATCATACCTAGGTATAAGCACGTGGGTAACGCATGGGTATTTTGGAGTAACAGGACTTGGTAGAAAATACCAAGGGAACATATTATTATTTATGTTTGCTTCTAACATATCGGTATCTTTTTTATTTAAGTTTCCTTCTATTATCTTAACCATGGCTTCATTATTAGTTTAGGGTATTTACTATCTTCCATTCCATCATAAGCTCTGTCTCTGTTTTCCCCATCTGCTCTTATGTAATGCATAAAAATTTGACAGCACGACTCTCCTTCAAAGGGTTTTCTCCAATGATCGTATTTTTGCCCCTCGTAAAAAACAGCTTCACCTGGTTTTGTATACATAGGCACGTCACCTTTTTCTGTTTCATACCATAAAGGCCATTGAGTATCAGACCAGATATTAAGACTTACAGAAACTTCACATGAAGATCTATCTGAATGTCGTTTCATTACATTATCTTTAAAATAAACTCTTGAAAATGAATAAGTAGGTATAAGTTTTGATTTAAATACTTTTTCTACTAATGGTTTTTTTATACACATAAAGTATTGTGCTACTAAATCTGAATAAATAGATATAGATCCTTCTACCATAGGATCAGCTCTAGCTATTTTTTGTTTAAAAAAACAATGATCAAAATATATCTCTAGATCTTTAAGCTCTTGTTTAGTTAAGAAATTTTTATAGTGTTTAATCATATCAAGTTAAAAGAAAAAGATATTCTTTTTTTCTTTTTATTTAAATTAGGCTCTACATTATGTAATAACCAACTAGGGAATAAATAAAGTGTACCTTCTTTAGATGGCAACCACCAAGATTGCGCAGAATAATTATTAAGCTTCGGATATCTATTTATTTGCCAGGCAGGGTTGAAAAAAAATATATTTCCACAATCTTTAGGTGTTTGAGTGTAATATACACCAGATATCATTTCATCATTATGGTCGTGTAGTAAATTATAATCTTTATAATAATTAATATTACACCAAATGTTACTAAAATTTACTTTTGTTTCATAAATTGCTTTTGAAAAATCATTAGCATATTTTACAATTTCTTTTTTTAATTCAGTTAAACAATCGTCCGATAGATCTTCAGATTGAAAACCGCCTCTATTAGACTTAACACATCCTTTTGAATTCTTTTCAATTAAATTAGCATAATTATTTAAAACATCGTTATTGATATTAAGTTCCTTTTTAAATACGCTAGTTTTAAATATGTCTATAATCATTTGAATTTAGGTCCTATTGTCCAACAAACTAAAGAGTATCTTGTACCTTTAGTTATAGGAGTAACTTTATGGTATATCTGACTTGGAAAAACAATTATACTACCCTGTTCACTCATCTCCCTAACTCTTTGAACTTCTCTCTTTATTCCTATTTTTGCGTCGACTGCTACGTAAAACATACCTCCCTCGTAATCTTTAGGGTCTGATAGGTTTACACAACAGCTTAATTTTCTAATCTTACCCTTCCAATTCTCTCTTGAATTTTCATCATAAGGCGCTGGGTTGGCATCAAAATGCCAATTGTAATGCTGTTTATCTTTACCTTTATACTCTGTAAATTGAACGTCTTCACACCAATCAAAGTCAAAACCCCAATCTGCACTTTTATTAGCGCCATGTATAAAAGGTAAGATCATTTCGTATACCCAAGGATCATTAAACCAACCCGTGTGTGAATTACGCATTTCATAATCTATTTTATTGTCATCAACTACAGCTTGTTCTTTTTCTAATTTTTTACCAAATTTAATAATTTCATTACATTGTTTTTTAGGTATAACTTTTTCAAAATACCAATAATCAGCTTTACCAAATAAACTCATTAAATGTTGAAGCTGTACGCTATCCTATCTTTATTAGTTTTATTTGGTGTAACAAAATGATTAATCCAAGATGGAAACAAAATACACATTCCTGTTTGTGGAATTACTCTGTACTCTTTTGAGTTATACTTATTATAGTTATGATAAGAAGTTGCATAATTATTCATTTCTGCGTTATTGTTAAAAATTAAATCACCGCAGTCTTTTTCAGCTTTTACATAATATATTCCAGATATCCAATAAGGAGGATGGTTGTGTGGTTTATTAAAATCTCCTTTATTGTTTATTATAAACCAACTGTTATGTATTGTTGGCGTTCCCTTAACTTCAAAATCTTTTAAAGGTCCCTCTTTAACAAACTTATGTACTTCTTCGTTTAGTGTTTCAGTAACTGTAGGAAAGGGGTAGAAGAAGTATTGAGTGTGTATCCCTCCTTCAGCAGACGTACCTACATTATGGTTTTCATGTTTTATCTTATTTAAATATTTAATAATTTTTTTATTATCAACGTTTTTAAATGTTTTTGCATAAATAGGTGTCGTAAAAACATCCTGCATTTCAAATTTATTTTTAGTCATAGTAAAACCATCCTGTAATTATATATTTATTTTCTTTTTGTTTTTCTGATATCTCACCCTTATGTGTATGTGTCCAGGCAGCAGGCCAAATTAAAGTGTCTCCTTTTTTACAATCAAAAGTTTTTTTTTGATAATAAAACATAGTACCTGCATTTTTACAAGTATTTAAAAAAGTCATAAATACTAAATGTCTTTTTACTGCATCTGGTGAACCATCATTTTCATAATGCCATAATTTAAAACCCTGACCTGGTTTATACATTTGTATATTACAACCACCCAATCCCCATTTAGATTGTTGTTGATCAGCAAAAACGTATTTCTTTTTGTATTTATTTACACAAAATGATAATTCTTCTAAATAAGATCTTATATCTTTATTTAAAGCTAAATCTTCTGTGGTTAGTGGTATATCGGTTGAATCCTTAGTTTCAAGAGCAAGTTCTTGTTTGCCTCCTACAATTCCAGCTTTATGTCTTTTTTTATTTTTATTAAAAAATTTTAATACGTTATCTATAACTTCGTTTTCAACTTTAAATTTCCCAATGAAAGAATCTGACATAACGTCAGTTATATAGAACTATTGTAAATAATCAAGTGTTAGACAGGAACCCAAGCTGAACCATCCCAATAATTAGTAACAGTTTCACTTGTTGTATTTAAAGCGTTCCATCTGGTATTATCTTCGTCCCACTCTACAACGTAATAATCGTCACTAATACTAGAAGTATCTCCGTACGGAGTGCCTGGTGCTTGCCATTTATAATTAGCATCTAAAGACCAAGAAGCAAAAGGTTGTGGTTCGTAAAATGCATTATTTGTAGCATCCCAAGTATAACCTACTCCCGCATAGTTATATCTTGTAGAAGCATCATTTGCATTTATAAAAGTTTCAACAACAGTTGCAGTTTGATCATTTAATATATCTCTTGCTTGTTGAATTCCATCTGCTTCAGTAGCTACATCCAAAACCATATCGTCTGTAACAATATTATTATCATCCACTATAGCAAAATACTTTTCAGCCATTATTGAAATTTCCTTCTAATTATTACTCTACCTGATGAACCTGGAGATGCTTGACCAACGGATTCACCGCCTCCGCCTCCACCGCCTCCTAGGCCTGATGTTGCACCACTTGGTGCTTGAGGAGGAGATCCTGCTCCTTGAGATCCTCCACCTGATCCACCATTAGATCTTGGGTTACCCCAACTTCCACCACCACCGCCACCGGCCATAGTTACTGATGATCCTGTGATTGATGTTGATCTTCCATTACCACCATCTCCACCTTGTGAATTGTTTCTCGATGGTCCTGGTTGTCCGCCGTTAGCAGCTCCACCGCCTCCTGAGCCGTGATGTGAAAATTGTCCTGATCCTCCAGGTTGTCCGTGACCGTATGTTCCTGAATTTCCTGGTTGACCTGGTTGTTGACCAGAACCTGATCCATAAGGGTTTCCACCCCCTGATCCGCCTCCTGATCCTCCAGAGTTAGGGTTGGCCTGCCATGCAGCTCCACCGCCCCCACCAAGTGCAGTTAATATAGTTGAACCGTCGTTAAAAGTAGATTGGCCTCCGGTGTTTCCTCTAGATCTTTGTCCAGCGGCATTTCCTTGACCACCAACACCAACGTTATAAGTTTGCTTTGCAACAGTTAACAGAGCGTTAGTCATATCGACCATTCCACCTGCTCCACCGCCACCTCCATGTTCGCATCCGCCTCCGCCACCTCCAGCGACTAGAACAATGTTAATAGCTTTTCCGTAAGTTCCATCTGTCCCTAATTTAGAGATAACAAATGAGCCTCCAGAATTGTAAGTGTGTATTTTATAATCTCCTGAAGTAGAAACACTACCTCCAGATGCTTCCATAAATGGTGGACCACCTCCAATCATGCTTGGGAAAGATCCTCCGCCTCTAGTTGTTCTTAGTGGCATTAATTACTCCTATGCGAATTGTGTTTGTGCTGCAAAAACTTTGAATGTTGCATCACCAGTTTTTATAACAGTATATGTGTAAACGTCAACAGAGTTTGCGTTTCCAGCAGAAGGTGCATCTCCACCTTGCCATTCTGGGGTTACTCCTGATCCATCAACTTGTACAGATGAATTGTAATAAGCAGTAGACATTGTTACTAGGTGAACAACAGTTAAAGATTCTCCTGTATCCATAATAGAGTTTAGTGAGTTAGAACCATCACCTCTAATATTTAAAGTCCAGTTTCCTGAAGCATTTGAAGTGTAATATAAAACTGCTTGAGTAATTGCATCAAAGTTTACAGTTCCTGATGCTGCAGTTGCAGTGACAGTTGCTTTTTCAGTTGTTTGTTGAATAGCTCCCGCTCCTAAAGAAACTCTTCCAATACCTTTTGGATTTAAGTTTAAATCGATGTTGGTGTCTCCACCAGTTGCAGCTACCTCAGGTGCATTACCTGTTGCTGCGTTTGTTACGTCAATTTGGTTTACTGCTGATGCTGTT